GAATCGGCACTAGCCGCGTATAAAGGACAAAAACAATGACCGCAACAGTCACCTACCTAGCCAACCCCACCGTCACAGTCACAGCACCTTCGGCGATGACGCTCACCGATCACTGCTCAGCAGCGACCTTGACACTCACCGCCGAAGCACTCGAGAACACGGCCTTCGGTCAGACCTCACGCACCTTCACCGCTGGGCTCTACTCAAATGAGCTCACGCTGACACTGTTCCAGAGCTACGGCGCGACCGAAGTTGAAACCATGCTGAACACTTTGTTCGGTGTCGAATCCACACTCGTCATCAGCCCTGCCGGTGCTGTCGAATCAGCCTCGAATCCTGAGTACACCTTGACTGGTTGTTACTTGGCGACCGTGACTCCGATCTCGGCAGCAGTTGGCGAGCTCTCAGTTGTCGAAGCGACCTTCATGGGCGGATCATTCGTCCGCGATGTCACCTGATCTAGTAACTAATCCGAACCCCGACTAGGAGAACCCATGAAACTCACACTCAGTGTCAAGCTCGCCGATGGCGAGACCTACCAAGTAGTCACGAACCTGTTCGTGATCATTTCGTGGGAGCGTAAGTTCAAGCGACGAGCATCAGATCTTGCGAACGGGATCGGGATGGAAGACCTCGCCTTCATGGCCTACGAGGCCAGTAAACAGCAAGGTCATCCAGTCCCGATCTCATTCGATGAGTTCGTCAAGAAATTGGAAGATCTAGAAGTCGTGGAGACTGCGACCGCAGTCCCTACACAGGAGGCTTCCGGCGACAACTAGCAGCTCTGCTAGTTGAGACTGGGTTCTGGCCTCCGCACATAACATTCGAGACAGACGATCTGGCGACTTGCGTCCAGATCATCAATGAACAAAGACGGAAGACCTAATGGCTGCATCAGTAGGAGTTGACTACGCAGGACTCAAAGATGCGCTTCGTGAGATCCAGAAGGTTGATCCTGCTCTCCGTCGGCAGATCACCAAGGACATTAAAGGAGCTATGGATCCTCTTGTCTCTGCGATTAAGGACTCGATTCCGTCGTCGCCACCGTTGACAGGACAAAAGCACAACGGGCGCACAGCATGGAAGAACGAGTCAAAGAATGTCGTCGTCAAAGTGGACACGCGCAAGGCTCGCAAACGCAACCTCAGCGCAGGAGCACAGTACGAGTCCATCGGAACAGTGAAGATCACCGCTAAAGGTGCAGCTCTCTCTATGACCGACATGGCAGGACGAGGCCGAAACCAGACACGCAACAAGAACCCTCTGCGTGCTCGACCCAATTTCGCTAACGATCTGACCAGCAAACTCCGCAGCCCTTCACGCTTCATGTGGGCGCGCTCTGACGACTATCTGGACGAGATCACTCGGCGAGTTGACATGATCGTTCAAGAAGTCATGGGACAAACTAACAAGAGGATCGTGAAGCGCTAATGGCTATCAACCTCCCAATCATCAGCGAGTGGAATCCTGCCGGCATTGATAAAGCGATTGCCGACTTCAAAAAACTGGAGACTAAAGGCGAGAAGGCAGCGTTCGCCATCGGCAAGGCTGCAGTCCCTGCAGGGCTCGCTATCGCAGCGATCGGCGCTGTCGCTTTTGATGCTGTCAAAGCGTTTGCCGAAGATGACGCTGCAGCCCAAAAACTTGGCACGACTCTCAAGAATGTCACCGGAGCATCAGACGCTCAAGTCTCCTCAGTTGAAGACTTCATCTCAAAGACTTCAGTCGCTGCAGCTGTCGCCGACGACGAACTACGCCCAGCTCTCGACTCACTCATTCGAGGCACTGGCGATGTCACCAAGGCTCAAGACCTTCTCGGTCTTGCTCTTGATGTCTCTGCCGGCACTGGGAAGGATCTCGGCGCTGTCTCCGATGCACTCTCAAAAGCATTCAACGGCAACCTCGGCCCATTGAAGAAACTAGATCCAGCACTCGCCGATCTGGTCAAGAGCGGCGCATCAGCGGATGAAGTCTTCGCAGCAATGAGCGAGACTTTCTCTGGTCAAGCGGACACTGCAGCAAACACGACTCAAGGCAAGATGAAGAACCTTGGGATCCAGATGGGCGAACTCAAGGAGTCCATCGGTCAAGCGGTCGTCCCTCTCGCGAACAAACTGCTTCCGAAGCTCTTGGAGTTTGCAGCATGGGCCTCAAAGAATAAAACACTAATAGTCACGATCGGCGCTGTGATTGGCGGACTCGCTGTCGCAATCATTGCAGTCAATACAGCTATGAAAGTTTGGACAGCAGTCACGAAAGCATTCACAGCAGTTCAAAAAGTTTTCAATCTTGTGATGGGAATGAACCCAATCTTCCTCATTGCGATCGCTATCGCTGCCATCGTTGCAGTGCTCATCATTCTCCAGCAGAAGTTTGACATCTTCGGGATAGCAGTTGAGGCAATCGGGACAGCATTCGAGAAAGTCTGGGACGCGATCAAGTTTGTCTTCGACTGGGCAGTAGATCACTGGCCCCTGTTGCTCGCAGTGATCACAGGGCCATTCGGTCTCGCAGTTCTCGCAGTCGTCACTTTCAAAGATCAGATCATCGGCTTCCTCGGCAACCTCATCGGATGGATCGGCACAGCATTCAAAACAGTCCTAGACCTCATCCTCTGGCCCTTTAAGAAAGCATGGGAAGGGATCGTCCTCTTCAAAGACATGGTGATCACAGTCTTTAACGGACTCAAAGATCTAGCCGGTTCAATCTTTGACAAGGTAGGCGGAGCGTTCAAAGGCGTAATCAACGCAGTGATCTCAGGTCTAGAAGGCGGACTCAACTTCGCCATCAAAGGCCTAAACATCATCCTTGACGGGATTGACAAAGCTGCAGGGCCTTGGGTCAACTTCGGCGAGATCCCAAATGTGAAACTGCCTCGACTAGCCGAGGGAGGAATTGTCAGTTCGCCAACCGTTGCCCTCATAGGCGAATCTGGCCCTGAAGCAGTGATCCCTCTTGACAAGCTCGGCAAAATGGGACAAGGGAACACGATCAACATCACAGTCACTTCAGCAGATCCGAACGCTGTCGTCGCAGCTCTCCAACGCTATGTTCGAATGAGTGGCCCAGTGCCAGTGACCACAAGGCCACTATGAGCAATCAGAACCTCTGGAAAGTGACAGTGGACGGATACAGCCTTGACGGGTTCGTCTATTCGCTGTCATTCTTTAACGGCAAGAAAAGATGGCTGGAGAACTATTCGCCTCAAAGTCTGTCGCTGACTATTGACAACTCAACAAACTTGGCAGCATCATTTCTTCCTGGATCAGAGATCAAGGTGTACAGGGACGGAGTTGGCACGAACAACAACGCTCGAAGCTTCTTCTACACTCAAAGCGTTTCATACGATGACGGCTTCCAGTACGCCTCAGGTGGAGCGACAGCAACGATCACAGCGATAGATCTGTTCGGAGTGTTGTCGCGTGAGCAACTCGTGAACGCAGACCTCGGAGACTTTAATTGTCTTGCTCAACTTTCGGAATACACGCCACTTATCAGCTTCACAAACGACGGAAACAGTATCGCAGCAGTGACGGACAATTACACCGGCACCATCGGCGCTCGACTCGCCCAAAATATGCAGACCGAACACGGCCTCATGATCAACTACGGCGACACGATCAAACTATTGGCAAGGTCTCAAGTCGGCGAAAATGTCTCAACATTGTCATTCGGCGGTACAGCATCCGCCACCGTCCTACCCATGAACGCAGTCTTCAGGTCTGCCCTCGGCGATTCGTTCAACAATGTCGTCACAGTTGACGGACCATTTGGACAATTCACAGCAACCAACGCTGCAGGAGTCGCACTCTGGGGGACATGGGCAACGACGACGACACAGGTCGACGGAAGCAGTAGCCAAGCGCAAGCGTGCGCCGAATATCTTGCCGCTCTCATGGGCGACTTCTTGTCAGTGAATCAGATCTACTTTGAGATCCATGTCATGGATTACGCAGTCAACCCTTCGACTCTCACATTGTTCAACCAGTACAACGACTTCATCAGTCAGAACATAGATGTCGTCTACCGCATCCCCGGCACACCCTCAAACACGACCTACCAGTGCGTCATTGAGGGACTACAGATCAACTCAGATCCCGAGAAGACCGAGTATGTGTTCTACCTCACCCCAGCCGAGCTGTATCGTTCATTCATCCTTGACGACGCGATCTTCGGTACTCTTGACAATAACAGACTTAGCTACGGCGACACAGTAGTCGCTTAAAGGAGAATTATGACAGTCCCATTTTTAGCACCCTTTTCAGCTGGTCAGATCCTCACAAGCGACGACATGAATGAGACGGCTGAGGCTGTCAACAGTCTCGGTCTGTTCATCGTCAAGTCACAAACCATAGGCAACGCAGTCTCAAGCGTGACCGTGACAGATGCATTCTCGTCAGACTTTGACCATTACAAAATTATTGTGCAAGTTAACTCAATCGCGGCAGGTGGCCCATACATGACTCTGCAGATGGGCTCAACGACAACAGGATATTATTGGGGCGCACCAGTCGTAAACTACGCGGCGGCAACTGCTTCAGCTATTTCAACTAACAACGGTAGTTCGTGGAATCGTTTAGGGCCGGGAGGCACTACAGGCATGGCAGGCGTTTACGATTTGTTGAATCCTTTTCTGAGTAAGAACACGATAATTTCTGGTACTTACGCAGACCCTGCAACTGCTGGATCTGCTGGTGTTGGTTCGGGATATTTGAACAACACAACCAGTTACACGGCTTTTACTGTTGGCGTAACATCGTCAACAATGACAGGCGGAACAATCAAAGTTTACGGATACAGGAACTCTTACTCATGACACCCGAAGAATATATGGCCCTCTACCCACAAGACCAAGTGTTTATTCAAGTTGATGACACCGAACGCCTTATGACCGACGAAGAATACGAAGCATGGGTCGCCGAAGGTGTTTACTACAGCAACAATCCCAGAAGATGAAAACTCTCGCAGTCGTCGCAGCTCTCGCCATCGCTTTGATGTTCGTCGTCACAGGATGCAGTGACCGCGTTCGAGGGAACTGCGAAACCCAACCCACAGCGCCCAGATGTGACACCTCAACAGGAGCTACTACACCATGAGAAAACGACTCACCAACTCAGAGATCAAAGCGCGCCTCGTCCTCATGGTCGGAGTCGCGCTATCACTAACTTTCATCATGTCAGTCGGCATGATCTTGTACTCACTCACATTCGTCGTGCAACCGCTCGAAGTGTCACCCAACGACCAGAATGGGTGGGACACCCTATCGAGCATCATGCTCGTTCTCGCTGGTGCATTAACGGGCTTATTAGCAGCGAATAATTTGAAGGACAAGGAACCCAAAGATGACATCTAGACCGTACACAGGGAACAAAGACGGAAACCATCCCACACCACGCGCCGGCACAAGAAGGTTCGTCGAATATTGTGAGTACCTTTTCGGTGTCAAGAACATCGGCATCTACGCAAACCGTCCGATGCGCTCAGGCTCATCTCTGTCAGTTCATGCCACATGGCGCGCTACAGACCTCAAAGGTACGAAGCCTCAACGGAAGGCCCTCGTAGAGTTTCTCTATGAGCACCGTGACGATCTGAACATTGAAGAGATTCATGCCTACGATGGCACTGGATGCCCTCTGACAGGTCTCACAAAGTGGGGAGCAGGCTACCGATGTGATCGTGACGCTTGGAAGGCTTGGACTGCCACACGCAACGGAGGAACGCCCGGAGCGGACTGGGCCCACCTAGAAATTTCGCCATTGATGGCAGATAATCCGAAACTGGTAGAGGAAGCGTTCGCTCGAATCTTCGCCTAATGACTTGACATCGCGTCGCTCATTCGGTCAACTGATTGAGCCAAGAGAGCACAGCAACAGCTGAGCCCCGACACTGGAGGCACATAATGCACCCGTTCAAGTTCCTCGCCCTTGTGGCGTTCGCGTATTTCAGTCTGGTCGTGGTCTTCGGATCATCGTCAGACTCACCGCCAGAGACCACGATCAAAGTCCCTCAGACTGTCCAGATCGTCCCTCTGACCGATGAGCAGATCGCAGACCAAGAAGCCCTCATCGCTCAGATGATCGCAGAAGAGAACGCGACTATCTACGATGAGCCCGTAGAGACCTCTACAACGCTCCCACAGCTCGCCCAAATAGATCCCGACACCAAGTGTCAGGAATGGCTACCGCTCGCCGTAGAGATGGGCTGGCCCAACAGGACAGAAGTGCTGCAGACCCTCGGTCGCGTCATGTGGAAGGAATCGCGCTGTCAGTCAATCTCAGCCAATTCAGAAGTCTTCAATGGATCAGATCACGGACTCACGCAGATCAACCAGATCCACGAGGAATGGCTCTCGGAGATGGGCTGGACGCTTGAAGACATGGCAATCCCATCGTCAAACCTGCGCTTCGCCTTTTTACTGTGGAACAGTCGAGAGGAAGCTGGGAAGTGTGGATGGCAACCTTGGAGCATTTCATGCTGAATAGTCTGAGCTGGCAAGAAGAAGCAGCTTGTCGTGATCTGCCCGTTGACTGGTTCTTCCCCGAGGTTGGTGCTGAAGCATGGCAACACCTTCGGAGAGCTGTCGCAGTTTGTGAGTCTTGTCCAGTAATTACGGACTGTCTCAAGTATGCGCTCTCATTTGAGTACCGCGCCCTTCCGGGCATCTGGGGAGGCACATCGGAGAATCAGCGACGAGGGATGCTCCACTCTGACACACCCATCAGGTAGGGTCGGATTATCCCACTAGGAAGGATTATCCAATGAACGACCCCGACGGCATGGTTCAGACGATTAGAGAGCAGGAGAAGCACATCGCCGACCTTGAGCTCCGTCTGAAGATTAGAGACACACGCATCCGCTTTTGGGAGACGATGAGTATGGATCTTTACGATCATCTCATTGACTTCTACGCTCCGAGCACTGATCCCGATCACGGCCCACATACAAGCCTCACCGCTGTTATTGAGAAGTACGAGGAGGCTCAACGCTATGGATCTGAGTAATTATGTTGATGTCCCGACACGCTTTGCAGCTCTTCTAGAGAAGTGGCCTGAGCTGCGCATCAAGGAGCATCGCCCAGAGATCGTGACGATCGGCGACAAGACCTTTATCAGTGTCACGATGCAAGCATGGCGTACACCTGACGATCCGCTCCCATGTCAAGCGACCTGCTTTGAGCCCTATCCCGGCAAGACCTCCTTCACTCGAGACAGCGAGCAGATGAACGCGTCTACCTCATGTCTCGGACGCTTGGCTGGGCTCATGATGTCATTCCCGAAGATGGCCTCACTGGAGGAAGTGATCAACCGACAAAAGGATGAGCAGACTGCGAAGCCTGTGAAGCCTTGGGAAGCATCTGAAGGACAGCGACGACTACTTCGCGCTCTCGGTTATGCCGGCGAGGTTCCGTCTGGTCGTCTCGCGTTTGAGTCGCTGGTCGCCGATCTGAAGTCTAAGAAGATGACCGAGGGAGAAGCGTTCTGATGATTCGAGTGCAAGTCACTGATCGTCTGATCGCTGAGGCTCGGGATCTTGTGGACGACTCCCATCAGACCTTAAAGGACGTAGGACGGTACACAGAGGAGAATCTGCTAATCGGTGCGCTTGGTGAGATCGCCGTGATTGACTACTGCTGGAACAACGATCTCCTCATCTTCAAGAATGAGGGACGATCATCAGATCTCAAGCTGTACTCAGGGCAGACAGTCGAAGTCAAAACTCAGAAGGTCACGAGTGCTCCAGAGCTGCACTATCGCGTCAGTGTGGAATCGCGCACCGAAAACACTGAGAGATCAGACTTCTACTTCTTCACCCATCTGCAATATGTCGCCGGCTCACCTGAGGCTGTCTATCTTGTCGGTGGATGCTCATGGGACAAGTTTTGGAGGCTCTCTCAGAAGCATCTACAAGGCTCGCCAATGATGCGACATTATGCGGACGGCAATGAAGTCGCGAACGGACGATATTTCCCGTTAGACACGAACCTGCTGCCGATCTCACAGCTCGCGCCACCAAGCGCAACCCTCAAACATTTCAAGTCCCTACAAACGAAAGAAGAAGCCCAATGAACCCCGA